GCACTGCTGTTTCTATTTCGCCAACTGCTTCAACAATAGCAAAGATGCTGGCTGATAGTGCAGTAAATTCATCTGCGCTATTAGCACGCAAAGTAATTTGTGTTTTGTTTGCTGTGTGTAGATTGATACTGATTGGTGCTTCTGTATGCATGTTACTCCTTGATTGGTGTTACTAGGGATTTCTTGGTGTCTCGGAAGGAACGAACTTTCATTGCTAGTTCTATCCCCTTCCAACCTTGCTTGATGTCAACAAAGTGTAGTTCACATTTACCACTACCAGCAGGTAGATGGACAATGATTCCTTTCTCTTGGTTCACACCACCCCAAGCGCCACGGGTTGCCGTAGCGGGGTCATACGGCAAGCCGTGTGCATATACGGCTAACTGCATGGCAATTTTATTTGGGTAGGAAATACTACCAGTCTTTAGATCAGAAATAAACAACTCACCCTTGTATTCAACTACGCGGTCAGGTGTACCTGCAATCTTGTACTTATCTAAGACGCAGAATTGTTCAATGAATATATTCTTAAAGTGTTTAGTTGCATCTGCATATGCTTGTATATCTGCAACATAATCTTCAGGGATAACACCAAGGTCTTCACCTCTATCGTGCTTCTCTGTTAATGTATGGATGGCTGTACCTATAGTTGCTTGCTTGGTTGCACCTGCTGCTTCCATTGCATCATCAACTAACTTGTCCATCTCTAACTTGTTGTCTCTGTGTGCTGATGCAGCCAGTAATAGATCAGGACGCAGCGTTAGCCCTGCTGCTGCCATACGTAACTTCCATGCTACTAACGCTGTGCCATCATCTAATGAACCAGCAACTGTAGTAGTACGTGTATATGGCACTGCTTTACCACCCTTAGGTGGTACAACCATAGGTCTGCCGTATCTATCTCTAGGTATTTCTAACTCTGCCATTGTTCTCCTTTGATTAGATACTAGTGGGGGTAGGACAAGGAGAGAGCCAAAACCTACCGCCCACTAGTTGTCCCATCATAACATAGTGACGGCTATGTTGTGATGTCATTGCCGCAATGCGGACAAAGTTTTTGTTTGATTACATATGGTTCTACAATAACTAAATCTTTGTAGTCTTGATGTATGTATATCTTGCAGCGATTGCGTGTAAAAACACGCCGTGCTGCTGCTCCTTGTTTATGCAGTACTGATAGTACACCACTAGCAGTACCGTGATGCATCTCTGTTGCTTGGCTTAACTCTTTCCAGGTTAAGCCGTTTACTCCTGCTTTCTTTAGTAGATGTAACGCTAATTGCTGGTTGTTTAATTCCCTACCAGACTTAACATTATCTACCGCCCTAGCCTTAGAGGTATCAGTACCTGACCAGCCAGCAGTACCATTGTAAGGCACGAATGCATTACTCATTACCTTCTCCTTAAATTACCTTGGCAGAAGTCGCATGTATCTTCTTTGTTATCTGGTTCGTCATACATATTAAAGCATTGGATACATTCTCTAATCATGTCCGCAATCTCCCCAACAATTACAGCATACTGATTTGGAATCAATGCCATGTGTGGCTGGGTCGCCACAGTTATAACATTCTTCTTGTTTCATTCTATATCCTTATGCCAACCAGCAGTTGCTAGGCGGCTATCTTCTAACGCTTCAATAACTTCAGTAATAAACTCTGGTGCTTCTATTTCTCCTGCTTCAAAGCGCTTGGATAGCATAAGTATACGACTAGGTGATCGCATGATCTTAGTTACTGTTGCTTTACAGTCAGGACAAAAGAACTTGATGGTTGCTTTATTTGTTTCGTACTCAACCATGTGTTGTTTGCATTCACATATCATCTGCTTGCTCTCCTTGTTAGTTCATCACTTATCTTTTGTTTCTTTTCTTCTGATAAGTTAGCCCAGATATAACCTAGTAAATAATGTGGGGCTGTATCGCCTTCGTTAATGCGTACTAACTTTAATACATAAGTTAGGTCTACACTCATTAGTCATCCTCTTCAACATCATCTACTTTAATATCATCTACATCTATACTAGCAGTAGAGCCAATGGTTACTTCAAGGTCATCTGCAATGCAGTCGGCTGCTTCTTCTGCGTCTTCTGCTGGATAGTCTGTAACGTAAGCAGTGATTGTAACAGTTGCCTTAAACTTTCCTCTGAGGTGTTCAAGTCCGATGGTTGAGAATAACTCATTGACTTGACTACGAGTGATTGTTGCTTCACTACTTGACCATTCAAGTTCATCAAAGAACTCTCGTACTTTATAGTTAACGTCATTTAGTTTCTCTGTTTTCTTATTAGAGTTGTCAATGTAATGTTTTACTTCTAGTTCATTGTATGATACTGAACCGATTGTTATTGTATTCATGTGTTCCTCTCTCGTTGTAATGAGCAGTTTATACACTTGCTCAGGTGTATCATCTCAGGGAACACTTGCTATAAATAGCGTGGAGCGCAGAGATGATAGTGAGCAGTTTATACACATGCTTAGGTGTTGTTGGCGGTACCGACTACGGTACTCTTACTCACGTATCATTGCAAGCCAACTATTCCCGTGTGCCATACTGCTGGTCATACTAGGAAGTAATGACGCTGAGCAAGCGTATGGGAAACTTATGCAAGCACTAGGTTAAGTGCTTTGTCTTTGATCTTGTCATTGCGTCCGCTGATGGTGGCAACGGCGCGGCGGTCGGCGCCACCAGAAGCAAAGTGATCTGCATGTTCAATGACTGCCTGCCATACACCAAAGGCTGTGCCTCTGATGTTCTCTTGTGTGTGTGATTGGCTGTAGATATTCCATGCTGACTCACGACCAGTCAAAGCAATAGTGCGCTGACGCTTCTCGCCTTGTGATAGTAGATGTTCAGGTGCTAACTCAACTGGGTCTGGCAATGCCCATACTTGCTTGAAGATGTTCTTGACTTGACGGTCATCAACCTTACGCTGTAGCAGTGTGCCCGCTACTGCTTCATACTCTTGGATAGAAGTATAAGTTAGTTGGGTGATGTTGCGGATATCTTCAACCGATAACTTAGAGTTAGTAGTGTGCTTCATAACATAAGTGTAGTCGTTCCTATGCTTGCCCTTGATGATGCGGTTGATCTGATTAGCGCAGAACAAACGCTCAATGATAGGGCGAATACGTACTGCACATGAACCATCATGTGATGATTGGACTAGTAGGAATGCAGCGTGTGGGTCATTGGCTACTTGCACACCAGTTGGTAGTTCCATTACCATCCAGATGTTAGCACCGTCGTTGTACTCACCTGCTGCTGTATACCGTGCATCACCTGAATCAACCAGCGTATCTAATGCTGAGAATACTTCCATGTTTTGCACGATCTTATACTTGTCACCGACTACACCGATAACTTGGTTCTCATTATCTTTACCAAGTTTAAGCACGGCTTGTCGCTTAGGTACTGGGTAGTGGTCGGTTACTGTTTCAAAATCATTAACCTTATTGGAAACATATGCTTCCATAGGTGCAAGCATTACATTCCAATCAAGACCTGCTTGCTTGGCTGCTTCTGATGCAGACCCTGCGTTAACCGCAGTGCCTGCCTGTGTCCATGCTTGTTTACGTACTTTCTCTACTGACTTTGCTAAGTATGCTTCGCTAAGCATTGCTCTCCCTTTCGGATAGTTGTGTATCTATCCAGCGAACCATTTTGAATCCGCTGAATCCTATTGTATCTTGTAGTAGTGCAAGTGCTGTGTCATCATCACTTGCTTCTACTTCTATTTCCGATTGTATAATGTAATATGATTTCATACTAGTACCAACCTTTCTTTCTCCAGTGAGACCAGGCGATTGAGGGCTTGTCGTACCTATGGATTATGTACTCCAGCCCCTTCTCAATTTGGAGAGGGGCTGGGGTTCCAGGTTTGGTGCCTAACACTTGGGCTATTCCGTATGCTGTTGAGTTAGGATTGTCTGCCTTGTGATTCCATGCTGACTCTTTACCCCATAGTTTCATGAGTGCTCGCTCTTCTGCTCGCCCCCACTTAGGGTGATGGATTCGTATGTAACCAACGGCGTATGCTTTAGCCATGTGCTTGCTCCAAATACGTGGCCCAAGGTCTAAACATTTAGGGTCATTATGTATCTGTTTAACATAGGCTTTGAATGGGATACCAATGAAGGCTCCGAATGATAGGAATGTAGCAACAAATACTGATATGTATTTCTTTATTCTAAAATCCATTGTCTAATTGATTCCCTTCCTTGCTTCTATTTGTATGCATAACTGGTAGGAACTCTGAGTCTTTGCAACCAGTGTAG